AGCAGCAGTAGTAACTACAGCTTGTGCCAAAATTTTTGCTGCAACAGCAGCCAACAGATTAGAGTGAGTATCATCCCAAACTACTGCTGCAAGAGCTGTTCCATCAAGTGTAACAACAACACTGTTTAAGGATACATAATCTGTACTCTGTAAAACGGTTGTTACTTGATAGGTAGCTTCCGCTAGACCAGAATCAATTTGTTTCGGACTTGAAAAGTTGTCAGCCAACATCCCGGCAAAACCGATAGCTGGTGTTTGGTTATAAGTTAATTGTGCAGACATATTTATTCTCCCTTCCAAAGGTCAGCATCACGATTCCATGCAGCTTGTCTTGCTTTTTCAGCATTAGGCTTGCCATCGCTTGCGTCCTTGTTGTTAATTTCCTTGCCTAGATTCTCTTCGCCATTCTTGACAACTTCATCAGAAGAATCTTCTAATGCGATCTCGTATCGAGCATCAACATAGCCGTCAGACTTACCGTCGAGAACTGCTTCAGGTCGAGCTTTTACAATAACTTTTTCCTTGATCTCACGATCAGAGAGTCCGTCTAAAGTAACTTCGTCACCCAAAACTTTTCTACCATTTCCTTCAAGTTCAACTCGGCTTTTTACAGCTTTATTAAACGCTTCCTTGTCATCTGCACTGTCTTTGAGAACTTTAATCTGTGATACTTGATCGTCACAGATTGCAGCTTTCGCATCCAAGTCAGATTTGCCGGTTCTTACCAAGTCACTAGTTGAGTCTAACTTTGTAACAAGGCTTGTAAGAAGTCCATGTACGTTATCCTCGACTTGGTAATCCGTGCCGTCAAAAGTAAACTTTTTCACGTTCGGCTCCTCACCATTGTTAATATTAGACTCGTCGTCACTGAAGCCATCAACGATGAACTCAGAGTTGTCGAGTAGTATCTTGCAGTTTGGTCCACCTCTAGCATTGCTGACTATGGACCCATGATTGTATCGAATGTTCCGTTGGATAGCATCGTAGTTCTCACCCTTATACTCACCGGGTGTAAAGTCTAGTTCACACTGGTATCCAAGGCTCATTTCACTCTTTTCTTTACCTGTTACCATCTCTATAGCACTGTCATCGAATATGGTAAGTCTCTGCTGAACGTAGTCTTCTGAGTCACCTTGGACTGGAGCAGATATCCTTTTGGGGTTATCACTTGCCATTCCAATGATATATTCAGAAGCATTTTCAGGGTTGACTAATTCGGAGGGGTGGTTGTTGGTAATAGGTAATCCTGCCAGCGACTCCATAGATTCTTCAGAGAAAACTTCCTCTTCAATGCGGAGCTGCTTAAGGATTTTGATGGAGCCATCAGGTCTTACGTGTCTATAGGTAAAAATACCAGTACGAGTAAGATTAGCAGTAATAGTAATAAACCCATTAGGCATTACCTCGATTGCTCCACCACCATCATCAAAACTGATAAAATCTAAATTTTTCATTTGCAATCCTTAAAATAGATTCTCTAAGGATAGTTTATATCGTCATACCATGCAAGCTTTTACTCACACGATATCACGTTGTTACAGTATACCACGCCCCATGAAGCACTACAAGCCCATCAAATCTTCGTCACCTGACTTCTGCCCAGTCGTTAGTCCAGCAGTAGGTTGACCGACCGTACTGGCCGATCTCTCCTTACGTTTTTCTGTCGCAACCTCCGCTGGTCTTTCTGCCCCACCGGGTATCCTAGATCTGGCTGGATCGATGACAGTTTCATAATTATAGCGTCCAGTTCCGAATCTTGACTCAGATATTTCATCAACGAACAATGCACCCATATCGAAGTAGTCCTTGTCGACTTTTGCTTGCATCATTCTTGCTTTGATCTCTGATTCTTTGTTCAATTGGAACAGAGGATTAAATTTGAAATCTAAATCTTCTGGCTTTTCCACAGCCCCCATTTGAGAGAAAATCACTTCTATCAGTGTCTCAATAGGCTCCCGAAGGTTAAATTCCTGCATGGACTTAACGCTATCGTAATAGTTTATCAGCTCACTCTCACCTGTGGCTCCAAGTCCACTTGGAGACTGACCCAACAACCTCGTATGAGGGATGTCTGCGCCTGCCACCAATCTTTGGATGACCAATTCTGAGAGGTCTTTTCCTCCCGTCACATTCTGGGCAACAGTGGTAAATTCATCTTCCTTGTCCAAAATTATGGCTTTGGAAGTGGATCTCATAAGCTCAACTTGCTGAAGTTTCTTCAGGATAAGCTCGTCTTGGTCCATGGCAATGGCTTCAGAGAGTCCTTCAATACGGTAAACTGGCTGTGCGAGAGACTGTACAATAGGGGAAATAGCATCATGGTTCACACCATAATTTCTGATTGCTGTTGCCAGAGTTCCAAAAACTGAGTCGTGCCAGTAGTTGTTTTCCACATAAAGTCTGGAAGGAAGTAGCATACCATCGAATCTTATTACCCTTGAGTGGTGAATTGTCGCTTCAGCGGCACCCTCTACTAAAGTGGAGGGCTGATATCTATATAATCTAGGAGTTCCAAATTTTGGGTGGGAAAGATCTCCGATAATTTCTGTGGAGGTGTAATCCAGCTCCCATCGGTCCATAACTCTAAGGGCATTTATTTTCTTGACTTTTTTCCAGTTTATAGGTTGGTCAATACTTCTGCCGTCACTAACAGACATGTAGACTACTGCGCCACCATAAACTCTAGCCAATGTCCAAGCCCATGAGAAAGTTTTCCAAGCCTTTACTCTCTTAAATTCTTTTTCTATGAACTTAATTACCTCTTTTTGGTCTGCAGCCTTGTCCATATTCCATGTCACACCCTCTCGGGTGCCGTCATAAGGAACTATTCGGGCGATTTTTGACCCCATTTCGTCACTTGCATACAGCCCATCTGCATCAGTTCGTGATGTTTGCTTCCAATCTATAGCGGAATATGTTGATTTATCCTTAGCTGTACCCATGCCAGTGATGATGTTTGACCACCCATCTTGGATTACAGCAGACTTTTTTACGACTTTTTTACCTGTTTTTGCCTTTTTTGCCATTTCTGACCCCCTTTTTTTGTCATTTAGGCCCATTTTAACACATTTCAGAGCTTTTTTGACCTCTAAACTCACTTATTCCCATGTTTATACCCCTCTAAAGCTTTATCCATCCAATCAACAAATACTTGCTGTGATTTATTTAGAACTACGTTATCCACCTTGTCCACAAGTTCATTAAACTCCTCTTCACTCAATGCCTCTAGTCTAGCTGGGAGTTTTCTCAGTGCAATTAACACTTCAGGTATTTCCATAAGTCACCCTTTCAAAATATCCCAAGACTTTTGATCGCTTGTGATAACCATACAATTTGGGTTCATCAGGGGTCTAACTGTAGTACTCAACCAATCCATTTCCATTTCAGTACAGGGATCTCTATCCAAGACGATTAGGTCAAAACTGTGTCCTGTTGTAGCTCCCCCATACTTCAACATAGTTAGATGTATATTTATATACTCTTCACTGTCATTGGATAACCCTCGATCATTTACTATCAGTACGTTCATAATTCACCACTTCGTAATTGCCATTAAATGTCTAAGACCCTTCATCTCCTGAAACCTTATGATCCCCTGAGAAATAGCATCGACAATATCATCTGTACCACCGTTTGGGAAAGAGATCAGCTCTTCAATTATCTCTTTATTCATAGGGTGATTCAAAGGTAAGTAGAAATTTCCAGCCTCGAAAACCGGGGCCACAGCATGTAGTCTTTCGTCTTTTGAAACCGTTGCTTGAACTGGAATCATGTTGGAAACAATTTTTTTCAGCTCTGCAAGAATTGCGGATCCATTAGCCTTCTCCTCTATCAGCACAGCTTTACACATAGGGTAGCGTTCAGCCATAGACTTGATAGCTTTTTTCGTATCAACAAAGTCAGCCTTCCTTCGGTACATGTCTATAAGGTAAAAGTCGGCATTTTTCTTGGCTAGGCATACACCCACAACCCAAGACTTCCCAGTGTCTTTGAAAGTTAAATCCCAGCTCTGTACAAGGTAGCAACCTCTCCAATCATGTACGTCAAAAGGTAGTGTGGAGTAGTACTGAAACCAGTCTTCCTTGATTATGTTACCGCCTTCGATCACAGGGTTCTGCTGGTACAGGGCAGACCAAACTCTACTTCCTACCTGCTTTTTAATCTTCTCCATTCTATCAAGATCGAATTTATTCCCCCATAAAGGTTGGCCCGTTTTCCTGTGGTCCCGAGGGTCTTTCTTCTCAGTGGCCAGAGCAGGAAAGTTTATGATCTCCCACTTGTCACCACCAAATTCCATCTCCTCGATAAGCTTTCCAGAGAGGTCTTGCTTGTGCCAACGAGTCTGGCAGATCACCATGTTCGCACCCTTTTCAAGACGGGTGTAAGCAGTGGAGTTATACCAGTTAATAACTTTCTCTTGATATGTTTCTGACTCAGCCTCTTCACTGTTCTTGACCGGGTCATCTATTATAAATAGGTCTGCGCCCATACCTGTAATGGAACCCCCGACACCTACAGAAAGTAGATATCCTTTCTTATCGATAAGCTCAAAGTATGCATTTGTTCTTTTCGTCTTGCTGTTGAGTGAATGCTCTTTTGAAAATTCGGCATCGGGTATCAGGGTGTCAGGGAAAATTTTGTGGTATTCCTTAGACTCCATGATCTTTTGAACATCCCGACTAAAGGCTGTGGCAAGACTTGCAGAATATGAGCAGCACATAATTCTGGTGTCAGGGTTTCTACCCAACAACCATGAAGGAAATCTACGTGAAACCAGTTCAGACTTACCAAACCGAGGTGGCATAAAGATCATGATTCTACGGTTTGAAGTACGGGTGAGACTCTGCAGGATGTTGATCATAACTTCATGGTGCCAGTTAAACTCATACTCTGGCATCGTGCGTTTTATAAAGTCTTTGA